TTAGAGGTTACGTTCGAGGGTGATGAACACTTGGCCTAGAGCTTTCACATCATCGACATTGCAATCGAAGGTGGTCGCCTGACTGGTGATTTTCAAACGGTTGCCGGGCAGTCGCGCCACGTCATACACGTCAACATCGCCATCGATATCCAGCAGCCAGCGGCCATTGCCGATATTGGCGCTGCCTAAATCGATTATCCAAGAGTGATTGCCTTTGACCAGATAGGTCGGCTTTTCCACGGAAGCGTCCACCAGCGAGCTATCAACCGCCCACAGGCCCTCTTCTTCCAGTGCGCCGCCGCGTAATCTTAATTTTGCAAGTTTAGTAATGGCGTCGCCTGACTGCTGCGCATTAGGCTGATTGTCATGCATATCGCCCTTGCCCGTCGCCAGCCAACGCAAAGAAACGCCGGTATCGATAGCGCAAGCCACAACCACATCGCCAGGGAAGTAATCTCTTCTTACCCAAGTACTTATGGTACCCGAGGAGAGACCATACAAGTCACCCAGCTCTTTTTGCATGCTGAAACCGTATGCCTGTAGCATCCGCCCCAGCACGGCTTTACCACCTTCGAGTTCATCCAGCCGCATCTCGCAAAAACCTCTCAAACTTAAAAAACCATCTTGACGACTTGCAAAATCAAGTTTAAATTTCATCTATAGCCTGAAATTGGACGCGTAATGATAACAAATTTCGCGCCAAGGCGATCATTATCTATTCATTCTCAACTTCCAAACTGTGAAAACTGGGAGGAAACCATGTTTATGGGCAGTGAAACCCAGCGTGAGCAAGGATTACATCACCTTGAAATGATTAAAAAACGGCATTTCCACACCTCGGGCAATCAGATGCAAACGCTATTTGATAACGCGCCGGAAGAGTGGAAAAGAACCCTGTGTTTCCTCGCGGGATTGAAGATCAGGCACGTCAGCATGACCTTTGAACAGCTCTCTCCCGGCGAAAAACAGGCTGTGATTGATGCCGTGCTGGCGATTAAGCAATTCGGTAGCAGGCTGAATAATCTCTTCAGGTAAGCCTAAAACCTAGCTCTCCACCCTTAACTCAACAATGACGTGTAACCCGTCGGGCCTCCTATTACCTAAAAACCGGAGTCTGGCGGCTGACGATTAATAAGGAAAACACCATGCCCGATTGGATTGACGACGCGCAAGAGTGGCAGGCCAAAGTGCTCGATGCCCAGATTGCGCAGGCGAAAACGCCATCACGCCTGCCCTCCGCTTTTTTCTGTGAGGATTGCGCCGAAGAGATACCAGAGCCGCGCCGACGATTAATTATCGGCGTGCAGCGCTGCATTCATTGCCAAGAAATTGCTGAGAAGAATGCCCGGCATTTTCGACACCCTTAATTGGACATCTGCCCTATGCCACAGCTTCATCGCGGGCGTTTCGCCCCTTCGCCACCGCCGCGTTTTTCCCCACCCGCCGCTGCGCACTTTGTTGGCCAATGGTGGTGGAATGCGCCGCGCAAGGCGATCACTCGCGAGGTTTCCTCACCAATTTATCAAGTAGATAGCCAAGCGCAGGTAGCACTGAGCCAGCTTCTCTCCCTGCCCGCCTGCCTGCGTTTTCCTCTTTATCAACGCTACCAGCAGCTCATAGATGAAGAAAGCAGGCAGAAGGCAAATGCCTTTCTTAAGCAGACATTTGCCCAACGGCTGTGGCCTCGCATTCAGAAAGTCATGAGTAAGAATCAGCTCAAACGGCAAGTTTCGCTGCGCTTTTTGGCCGAAGAGGAGACCTATAACCGCCTCCCCGATCTAAATGAAAAACAACTGAAAAGTCTGGCGTGGCGAGTGGCCGCCCACTGCCATGAAGCTTATGAACACCTGTGTGACCGACAGCTTGCGCTCAATAGCTCCCCTGACAGCTTGCTCAGCGACGCAACACAAAATCAGCTCTATTCAATAGTGGCTGGCATGGCGCGCGCCTTAAATGTCACACCTTTATACTGGTCGCGCTTCAGCGAGGGCAAGCTGGATACTCGGTCTGCCGTGGCCAGCTTATCGCGGCTGGTAAATGCCGATTGGTGGCGACGCCAGCTGCTTGCTCAACAGGCGCGCTGGCGCGAGGCGTTGATGATTGCCGGAGGTTACGTCAACCGCCGCGTTTCAGCCTATGCCAGCAAAAACGCCCAGCGCGAGGTGCGTTCGCGCCGCCTTTCGATGATCAATTATCTCAAGCAAAATGAGTTGCAGAACGAGCAGACCGGCGAGCGCATCAATATGCTGGAAACCGTCATGTCGAGCATTGCTAACCCGGCCATTCGCCGGATGGAACTGATGACGCTGATTGCCGGGGTCGAGCAGGTCGCCAGCGATCAGGGCGATCGCGGCCTATTTATCACCCTGACCACGCCGTCGAAATACCACCCTACCCGCATGTTTAACAGCCATGTCCATTTCAACGGCCGCTGGGACAATCAGGCTTTTTCGCCCAAAGAGGCCCAGCGCTATCTGGTCGCTGTCTGGGCGAAAATCCGCACCGCGTTCAAAGATAAAAGCATCAAAATCTATGGCGTTCGGGTGGTTGAGCCACACCACGACGGCACGCCGCATTGGCATCTACTGCTGTTTACCGCGCCGAGCCAGCAACAAACTGCCATCGACATTATGCGCCGCTACGCCTTGCAGGAAGAGGGCGACGAGCCGGGCGCGGCCAAAAATCGCTTCGACTGCAAGCCGCTCAATCGCGGAGGCGCGGCGGCTTATATCGCCAAATATATCTCGAAGAATATCGACGGCTATGCGCTGGATGGCGAAGTGGATTTTGACTCCGGCAAGCCGCTGAAAGAGAGCGCCACCGCCGTCACCGCGTGGGCGTCAACTTGGCGCATCCCGCAATTCCACCCCATCGGCCTGCCCTCGGTGGGCACTTACCGCGAGTGTCGGCGTATTCGCGGCGTCAGTTTGGAAAATAGTTTTGACCGGCGAGTGGAAGAGGTCCGCCACGCCGCCGACTGTGGCGACTACGCGGGCTACATTCACTCTCAGGGTGGCACCAATGTTCCGCGCCACCAGCAAACGGTGCGCGTTGCCCGCCAGCCTCGAGGTCGCTTCAATCGCTACGCCGAAGAACAGAAAGAGGTGGTTGGCATCTACGCGCCACATCTGGGCGAAGATCATTGCTACCAGACGCGTTCCAGCCGCTGGCGGGTGGTTCGCCGTGAGCCAAATAGCGAAAGAGTTTCCGCCGATAAAGATATTCCTATGCCTTGGAGTTCTGTCATTAACTGTGGAAATGCTTATGTATTGGCCGAGCAGCAAACTACTGTAAAGCCGCCAAAAACGCGGGTTAATGGCTGGGGCTCATTAAAGATGAAAAATGAGCCTGGACGCAAAGAAACAACATTAAATCAATCAATTAGTGCATTTCAAAGACACACAGTATTGACGTGATCCTTTAATTAAATAATACTGTATATAAACACAGTGAATGAAGGGCCGCACGGTGGAAAACCTAAATAAACAACAATTAATACTCTCGCGTATTCAGGTCATTGCCGACATCTCGCAGACGGCGCAATGCAATTCGCAAGAGTTCCTTATTGTCATGTCGTTGATTTCAGAACTGGCGAGTCAGGCCCTGCCTGATAACCATAATGAAACCTTGCTGTGCAATGTGGATGACGATCCCGGTCGCAAAAATCCATAATGCAATGAGTCAGGCGCTTATGCCACCTTGTTTCGGTTCGCCGAAAGTTGGCTAAGCGCGCCTGCTTTCGCCCTGTCGTTTTACTCCCCCTGCTGCTCCAATCGCCATAAAACTTCTCGCCGCTCACTCCCTCTCTTTGTTGTGCCATCAGGTTCACAACCGCGCTTCGTTGCGCCCATAAGCCACATTCCAGACACTAACTACTCCTTCCAGCTCATCCACACAAAACCGGAAAACCATCATGAAAATTTATGCACAACAAGGGGATACCGTTGATTCGATGTGCTGGCGCGTTTATGGCCGCACCGCCTCAGTGGTCGAGCAAGTCTATAGCTTGAACAAAGGCATTGCCGATTTTGGCCCCATTCTGCCCCACGGCACCCCGGTCGAGATGCCGGATCAGGTGGAGAAGTCGGTCAAAGAGTCCATCAGATTATGGGACTAACCACCGAACGCGTGGCATCGACCTGCGCCTATCTGATTGCGACGTTCATGGCCTGGCTGGGTGGACTGTCGCTGGAGGATATCGCCTTTCTGGTTGGCTCCGGCGTCGGCATCGGTACCTTTTTAGTCAACTGGTACTACCGGCGAAAAAGCTATCTGCTGCTGGCCCGAAGTGGGCTAAGTAAGGAGACCTATGAACGCCTCAATTCTTAAAAGATGCAGCGCCGCCGTGGTGCTCGGGCTGATGTTCCTGCTGCCGGGGTACTTGTCTATCACCACCTCGGTCGAGGGGCTGAAGCTGATTGCCGATTTCGAAGGCTGCCAGCTCGCCCCTTACCAATGCAGCGCTGGGGTCTGGACCAGCGGCATCGGCCATACCGCAGGCGTAGCGCCGACCGGGCAGATAACCGAACAGCAGGCCGCCGAAAATCTGCTGGCGGATATCAAAAACGTCGAAAAAGGTCTGCAAGCCTGCATGCCGGTGGATATGCCGCAGCCGGTGTATGACGCGGTGGTGGCTTTCACCTTCAACGTCGGGGTGCACGCCTCGTGCAACTCGACGCTGGCGTTTTTCATCAAAAAGCATCAGTGGCGTGATGCCTGCGAGCAGCTGCCGCGCTGGGTGTTTGTCAACGGCGTGCGCACCGCAGGTCTTGAGCGCCGCAGGGCGGCAGAACGGGCTTTATGCCTGAAAGGAGCCTGATATGCGCGTGCTGTTTATCGCCATTTTCGTGTTGGGCCTCGCGCTGCTGGGGATGATTGTTTACAGCCACGGATTGCAGCGCGACAAGCTCGAACTGACCCAAAGCCGCGACGCGCTGACCCAGCAACTCAGCCATCGCGACCAGCTGATCGCCGAGCTCAACCAACAAATTCAAACCCGCGAACAGGCCGAGGTGGCGCTGCGCGAAGCCTTATCGCAGGCCAACGGGCTAGTTTGGCAACGAGAACAACTTTTTCAGAGGAGCCGCAATGATGATCCCTTGGTTAAAACCTGGGCGGATAGTGCTCTGCCCGCTGCTGTTAGCCAGCTGCACCAGCGCCCCGCCTTCAGCTCCGCCACAGATTATTTACATTGGCTGTCCGCCAGTCAGCGCCTGCCAGATACCCGCCAGTCACCCACAAAATAACGGCGATTTGAGCGCCGACGTCCGTCAACTTGAAGCCGCGCTGCTGGCCTGCGGGCTTCAGGTCGATGCCATTAAACAGTGTCAGGAGACCTATCGTGTTAAAACCGAAACAACTTCAACAACGGCTCATTGAGCAGATCCCCGAGCTGGGCGCGCATCCAGAGATCTTAAAAGTGACCGCAGGTCCGGGGAGCGTGGTGGCGACGCTGGCGCCCTCGCTCTCCTTTGAATATCACTATCCCTTAACGCTGGTCGCCACCACGGCGGACCTCAGTGAGTCACTGGTTGATCACATGGTGGTCGAGGTGCTGGATTGGCTGACCCTCAATCAGCCGGAGGTGATGAGCAATAGCGCGCGGCGGCTGACAGATTTCACCTTCACCCAGCTGGCCGACACCTTAACTCTGACGCTGCAATTGACCGAACGCGTGCAGGTCAAGGATGCCGACGGCGTACGCACCATCACTCACCTGCCCGAGCCGCCGCTGCCGGAAAACAACGCCCGGCCGCATCAGGTTTACCTCAATGGCGAGCTGATCAGCCAGTGGGCTGAGTAACCATTTCGGCTACCGCTCGTTGTGCCACGGCCCGCCGGACGGTCTCCGATTGTCGACTTCCCTCGTAAAACGGCATCCTTAATCCCATGAACACATACACACAAATCAACGACATGATGCGGCTGATCAACAACCTGGTTCGTATCGGGAATGTCAGCGCAGTCGACCTCGAAAACGCGCGCTGCCGCGTCGTCAGCGGAGATAACACCACTGCCTGGCTGCCGTGGCTGACCAGCCGCGCGGGTAAAAGCCGCAGTTGGTGGGCGCCGTCGGTGGGCGAGCAAGTGCTGCTGCTGTCGATGGGCGGCGAGCTGAACACGGCGTTCGTGCTACCGGCGATTTTCTCCGACGCCAACCCGGCGCCATCGGCCTCTGCTGACGCGGTTCACCTGAGTTTCCCGGACGGCGCGGTTATCGAGTATGAGCCAGCAACCAGCGCCCTGACGGTCACCGGCGTGAAGAGCGCCACGCTGAGTGCGGCAGAGAAGGTGTCAGTCACCGCGCCGCAGATTGAGTGCCATGCCAGCGCCCGAATCACCCTCGACAGCCCGGAAGTGGTCTGCACCCACAAGCTCACCACCGGCTCGCTCGAGGTACAACAGGGCGGCAGCATGACCGGCGATATCAGCCACAGCGGCGGTAGCCTGACCTCTAACGGCATCGCTTTACACACCCACCGCCACGGCGGCGTTCAGACCGGCGGTGGCCAAACCGGAGGCCCGCAATGAGTGAAGCTAAGTACCTCGGCATGGCTCGCGACACGGGGCTGGCAATCGAAGATCTCGACCATATTCGCCAGTCAGTGAGCGACATTTTACAGACCCCGATTGGGTCACGCGTGATGCGCCGCGAGTACGGCTCATTGCTTTCCGAACTCATCGACCAACCGCAAAACGACGCGCTGCGCCTGCAAATCATGGCGGTTTGCTACACCGCGCTGTTGCAGTGGGAGCCGCGAGTTTCGCTGACCTCCATCACTTTCAACGCCGACTACAACGGCAAGATGGTGGTCGACATGACCGGCAGCCGTAGCGATACGGACACCGAATTTTCCCTGAGCATTCCTGTGAGCTGAGACTATGGCGACTATCGATTTAAGCCAGTTACCCGCCCCCAACGTGGTGGAGCAACTGGACTATGAAAGCTTATTTGCAGAACGTAAATCCACGCTGATTTCGCTCTATCCGCCCGAGCAGCAGGAGGCTATCAGCCGCACCCTGTCGCTGGAGTCCGAGCCGTTGGTTAAGCTGTTGCAGGAGAACGCCTACCGCGAAGTGATCTTGCGCCAGCGGGTTAACGAAGCCGCGCGCGCCGTGATGGTGGCCTACGCCACCGGCAGCGATTTGGACCAGTTGGCGGTCAATAATGGCGTGCAGCGTCTGGTGCTCAAACCCGCCGACAGCACCACCATTCCTCCCACCGACGCCGTAATGGAAAGCGACAGCGACCTGCGCATGCGCATTCCACAAGCCTTCGAAGGGTTGAGCGTGGCGGGGCCGAGTGGCGCTTACGAATACCATGCTCGCAGCGCCGATGGCCGCGTGGCCGACGCGTCCGCCATCAGTCCATCTCCTGCCGAAGTCACGATCACCATTTTGTCGCGTGATAATGATGGCAAAGCCACGCCAGATTTGTTGGCCGCGGTCGATAAAGCGCTGAATGACGAAGACGTTCGCCCCGTCGCGGACCGGGTCACCGTGCAGGCCGCCGAGATTGTGCCTTATCAGATTGACGCGGTGCTGTACGTGCTGCCGGCTCCTGAAATCGAACCCGTGCGCGCGGCCTCTGAAGCACAGCTCAAAAAGTACATCAACACCCAAGGGCGGCTAGGTCGTGACATTCGCCTGTCGGCTATTTATGCCGCGCTGCACGTTGAAGGCGTTCAGCGCGTGGAGCTGCAATCGCCGCTGGCGGATATCGTGCTGGATAAAACTCAGGCCTCGCTGTGTACGGCCTACAGCCTGTCGGTCGGAGGGTCTGATGAATGATCGCCTGCTGCCTTCCGGCTCAACGCAACTTGAAATCGCGGCAGCCGAGGCACTCTCACATATAGCCCGTCTGCCGGTCCCGCTGCGCCTGTTGTGGAACCCGGACACCTGCCCGCTGCCTCTACTGCCTTATCTGGCGTGGGCGTTTTCGGTCGACAGATGGGATGAGAAATGGTCCGAATCGGCGAAACGCGCGGCGGTGCGAGCCGCCTGGTTTATCCATAAGCATAAAGGCACCACCGGCGCGTTGCGTCGGGTAGTCGAGCCGCTGGGTTACCTGATACGCGTCACAGAATGGTGGCAAACCCACGACGCGCCCGGCACCTTTCGTTTGGACGTCGGCGTGCTGGAGACCGGCATCACCGAGGAGATGTACCAAGAGCTTGAGCGCCTGATTGCCGACGCCAAGCCTTGTAGCCGTCACCTGATTGGTTTGTCCATCAATCTTGATGTTAGCGGCGATTGCCTGATAGCCGCCGCGACCTACGACGGCGAAGAGCTGACGGTTTACCCCTATTTCCCTGAAACCATTACCGCGTCCGGCGCTGCAATCACCGGTTCAGCAATCCACTTAATCGACAACCTGAGAGTAAATTATGACAGCTAAATATTTTGCCCTGCTGACCAATCAGGGCGCAGCCAAACTGGCTAATGCGACCGCGCTTGGTACGCAGTTAAGCCTCACCCAAATGGCGGTGGGCGACGGCGGCGGTATATTGCCAACGCCCGATCCTGCCCAAACTAAGCTGATTGGCGAAAAGCGCCGGGCGTCGTTGAATTCGCTAAGCGTTGACCCGGCGAATACCAACCAGATCATCGCCGAGCAGATTATCCCTGAGGATCAGGGCGGTTTCTGGATCCGCGAAATCGGCCTATTCGACCAAAACAATACGCTGATCGCCATCGCCAACTGCCCGGAGACGTATAAGCCTCAGCTGCAGGAAGGCAGCGGCCGAACCCAAACCGTGCGCATGATGATCGTGGTCAGCAGCACCGACGCAGTCACCCTGAAAATCGACCCGTCAGTGGTGCTCGCCACCCGCAAGTATGTCGACGATAAGGTCATTGAGGTTAAAGCCTATACCGATGATCAATTAGCCAAACACGTCGCGGCAGCGAATCCGCATAATCAGTATTTGCAGATCAGTAAATCCTTGGCAGAAATCAAAGCCCTTGGTCCAGATGCTGTTTCTGCGGTTCTTTCAAACCTTGGTTTAACAGAACACCTTATTCCCGTCGGCGTGCCGCTCCCTTGGCCGACGGCAACTCCTCCGGCCGGGTGGCTGAAATGTAATGGGGCGGCGTTTGATAAAAATGCTTATCCGCAACTGGCTTTGGCTTATCCATCAGGGAAGTTACCTGATCTTCGTGGGGAGTTTATTCGTGGATTTGATGATGGGCGGGGTGTTGATACAGGACGTCAGCTTCTAAGTGCTCAGGCTGACTCTTTTGCCGCGCATACACACTTAACACCTACCTACACAGGTGATGTTCCACCAGGCCCAAACAATTATGAGGTAGCCAGCACTTCGCATCCGGGTTATGACTATTTTCCAGAGGTACCTACATCGACTACAGGTGGTACCGAGACTCGTCCACGTAACTTAGCATTCAATTATATAGTCCGTGCCGCATAAAGAAGTGCGCCCCACACGGGGCGCTTTTTTTATGCAGCTCTCACGATGTAGTTAAATGCAATATTGCGAGGGCGAACATACCAGCGAGCACGTGGCCCATTGTTGCCTGTATTTGTCACACTAGTTACCCCACCCAGCACACCTTCGTTAAATCCACCCTCACCACCTCCCAATACGATGCCAGTTGTTACTTGGTTGTTTTCAATGTTTGGCTGTATCCATGTTCCAGCCTGAGGTGATAACAGCGTGCGCCCAGCATCGACGCCACGCCCATCGTCAAAACCACGCAGGAACTCGCCACGCAAATCAGGAAGTACACCATTAGGATATGCGATGGCAAGCAGTGGATATTTACTTCTGTCAAACGAGGCACCGTTGCACTGCAACCACCCGGCCGGAGGCGTTGCCGTCGGCCAAGGGAGCGGCACGCCGACTGGAATCAGGTGTTCTGTTAAACCAAGGTTTACGAGAAACCTTCCAAACGCTTTCGTACAGAATCTCTCCAGTCTGCGTGGCACACTATCCCTTTTGAATTGGGGAAATCAGCATGCTAATTGGCTACATTCGCGTATCAACAAATGACCAAAATACCGATTTGCAACGTCAGGCGCTGATCGGTGCAGGTTGTGAGCAGATTTTTGATGACAAAATAAGCGGGAAATCCACCGAACGGCCGGGCTTGAAGAAAGCTATCCGCCACATGCACGCTGGTGACACGCTGGTTGTGTGGAAACTGGATAGATTAGGTCGTAGCGTTCGCCATCTCATTACATTGGTCGAAGAGCTGAAAACTAAAGGCATTCATTTTCGAAGCCTGACGGACAGCATAGACACCGGCACGGCTATGGGGCGTTTCTTTTTTCACGTCATGAGCGCGCTGGCCGAAATGGAAAGAGAGCTTATCGTTGAGCGCACCATGGCCGGTCTGGCAGCAGCACGTGCTCAAGGTCGAATTGGCGGGCGCAAACGCCTAATGACTGAATCAGTGGTCGAGCAAGCGAAGCGATTGTTTGCCAATGGTGAAAGCTTACAGCGCATTGCTCTCGCGCTGGATGTCTCTCCAAAGACACTCTACAAATATGTGCCGGCAACCGAGCAACAGGCGCTTCGGGCAAGGCTCCAATAGTTTGTAAAAGCTCAATCAACACCATTTTTTTCACTTTTAGCCCCCCGCCCTGTTGTGCCATTCCCCCCACGCCTGCCATCGAGTGCAGGCCTCTCTCTTTGACGGCATCCTTGCTTCACCACCCACAAAAGAGAGAGTCAACCCGATGGCTGATTATCACCACGGCGTACGTGTTGTTGAAATCAACGACGGTACACGCGTTATTTCTACTGTTTCAACCGCTGTTATCGGCTTAGTTTGTACTGCCGAAGACGCGGACAAAACCCTGTTCCCACTCAACACTCCGGTGCTGATCACTGACGTGCTGGCTGCTAGCGGCAAGGCGGGCAAAACCGGTACGCTCGGCCCGGCATTGTTGGCCATCGCTGACCAATGTAAGCCGGTAACGGTGGTTGTGCGCGTTGCTGAAGGCGAAGATGAGGCAGCGACGACCACCAATATCATCGGCGGTTCTGATGCCAACGGTCGCTATACCGGCATGAAAGCCCTGCTTTCTGCACAGGCTGAGCTGGGCGTTAAACCGCGCATTCTTGGCGTACCGGGACACGACAACCAAGCCGTCGCAACGGCGCTGGCGGCAGTTTGCCAACAGCTGCGCGCTTTCGGCTATGTCAGCGTTTATGGTGCGAAAACCATTTCTGACGCCATCAAGTACCGCGAAAACTTCAGCCAGCGTGAACTGATGCTGATCTGGCCTGATTTCGTTAACTGGAACACTACGACCAGCCAGTCTGATATTGCTTATGCTTCAGCGCGTGCGCTGGGCTTGCGTGCCAAAATCGACCAGGAAACTGGCTGGCATAAAACCCTGTCCAACGTCGGCGTCAACGGCGTAACCGGCCTGTCCGCCAGCGTGTTCTGGGACTTGCAAGCCACCGGCACCGACGCAGATCTGCTGAACGAAGCCAGCGTCACCACGTTGGTGCGCAAAGATGGTTTCCGTTTTTGGGGCAACCGCACCTGTAGCGATGACCCACTTTTCGCCTTTGAAAACTACACCCGCACAGCACAGGTTCTGGCTGACACCATGGCCGAAGCGCACATGTGGGCGGTCGATAAACCACTCACGCCTTCCCTGATCCGCGACATGATTGACGGCATCAAAGCCAAAATGCGCGAGATGAAATCCGCGGGTTACATCATTGATGGCAACTGCTGGTATGACGAATCGGCCAACACGCCTGAGACGCTGAAAGCGGGCAAGTTGTTCATCGATTACGACTACACGCCGGTTCCACCACTGGAAGATCTGACCCTGCGCCAACGCATCACCGATAAATATCTGGTGAACTTTGCCGCCTCCGTGAACAGCTAAGGAGAATTTGACTCATGGCACTCCCTAAGAAACTGAAATACCTGAACCTGTTCAATGACGGGAACAGCTACCTCGGCGTGGTCTCCTCGCTGACTCTGCCAAAACTGACTCGCAAGCTGGAAAACTACCGCGGCGGCGGCATGAGCGGCTCGGTCTCCGTGGACTTCGGCCTGGACGACGACGCGCTGGCGCTGGAATGGACCATCGGCGGCATGGACGAACTGGTGTTGCAGCAGTGGGGCAGCACGGCGGATATCCCTCTGCGCTTTGCCGGCTCATTCCAGCGTGACGACACCGGCGATATCTCCGCCGTTGAAGTGGTGATGCGCGGCCGCCATAAAGAGTTCGATTTCGGCGAGTACAAGCAAGGCGAAGACACTGAAACCAAGATCTCGACCCAGTGTACTTACTTCAAGCTGACCATTGATGGCAAAGAGCTAATTGAAGTCGACACCGTCAACATGGTCGAAATCGTCAACGGCGTTGACCGTCTGGCAGAACATCGCTCGGCGCTCGGCCTGTAATCCCCCCTGCTTTCTAGCCGGCAGCAATTGCCGGCTTCTTTTTCATTCGTTCCCAATATCGCATCGAGGAAATCTCATGAGCTCAGTTGAAAACAATGACAACACCGTCGTTCTTGATGTCCCGCTAAAGCGCGGCGACGTAGAAATTAGTGAAATTCAGGTGACCAAACCCAATGCGGGCAGCCTGCGCGGCATCGGGCTGGCGGCGCTGGCGAATGCCGACGTTGACGCGCTGATCACCATTCTTCCCCGCATCACCTACCCGAACCTGACCAAAGAAGAGTGCTCGCGTCTGGAGCTACCGGACCTGATTGCGCTGGCTGGCAAGGTGATTGGTTTTTTATCGCCGAAACAGGACGGGTAGAGATATCCCCCCGCCTGACCGTGGATGATCTGATGGCAGATATCGCGGTGATTTTTCATTGGCCGCCGTCCGAGATGGACGGCATGTCGCTAACCGAACTGATGAACTGGCGATATAAGGCGTTGCAACGCAGCGGAGTAAAAACTGATGAGTAATCTTGAGCAAATGCCCGAGACGCTGGGGCGGATCAGGCAAGAAATGTCGTCATTAGCGCAGGCCAGTGCCGACGTGTGGGCGCGCCTTAGGACCCCGCCTCCAATGACCTTGTTCAGCATGGTCACCAATGACATTCGCGAGGCAAGTCAGGAGTTAAGTTCGTTCAACCAGCAGAGTAAAGCGATCAGTAAGCTGGAGTCGACACAGGACAAAATGCAGCTGAGCCGTAAACGTCTGGATAGTGCTAAGGCTCGCGTTGTAACGCTGGAGGCAGACATTCATCTGTCTACACCTGAAAACCACTCAGCCGAACAGTTGCAGATTCTGCAAGAAGCGCGGAACCTCAGCGCTAAGCAATTTAAAAAACATGAGAATTTGAGTAAATCAGTCAGCAAACAAACTGAGTCACTGCGCGCCAAAGGGATAAATACCAATGATATTCCGGCGGAAAAACTGCGTGTCCAAGACCAAATCCAGACGACGGCAGCCAATCGCCAGCAATCGCTGGAACTAAAAGGCAATCTGATTGGGCAAAAATATAAAAGCCGCCAACAGAGTGTTTCTCAGCTTAAAGACGTCAGTGCTTCAGCTAAGGCTTTCGCGCTGCCCAAACTCGAGTTGGCCAAAAGCCTGCTCAAGCCCGGCGCCGATTTAGAGGCGGGGCTGTCTGAGGTGCAAGCCATGCTGCACCTGAATAATGGCGATCCGCGCACAGCGGCGCTGCGCCAGCAGAGTTTGTCGATGGCGGCTTCTGGCCATGCTCCTTCCGAAGTCGTGGCGAAGCAAAAAGCGCTGGCTGAAAGTGGCATGAATGCCGATCAGGTGTTGGCTCAGACTCCAGCGGCGCTAAACGGCGCAACGCCAGCAGAACAAATGGCCGTCACGGTCAAAGGCGACAATCTCGATGGCGATATCACCAAGCTGTTCGCCAGCTGGGACACCATCCGCATCAACCTGTTTGCAGGACAAAGTGATGCATTGCGTCAGCTGACCCAGACCGCCACCGGCTGGCTGAACACCCTCAACACTTGGATAACCGATAACCCACAGATGGTGAACGCCCTGCTCGGTCTGGCTTTAGGCGTCACCGGCTTGGTTAGCGGGCTGGGTTTCTTAGGCGGCGTTATCGCGCCGGTGCTGAGTGGCGTAAATATGCTGATGGCGGGCGCTGGGTTGTTGGGAACGGTGTTTAGCACGGTCGGAGCCACTATCGCGGCGGCGTTTGCTGTGATCGGATGGCCGGTCATTGCCCTTATCGCGCTGATTGTCGGGGTAGGCGTGGCTATCGCCAAACTCTGGGAACCTATCACGGCATTTGTCGGTGGGGTTATTGAAGGATTTAGCTCAGTGCTTGGGCCTATTGGAGAAGCTTTCGCGCCCTTCAAGACGGCATTCAACCTGATTACAGATCTGTTGAAACCGATCAAATACACGCAATCAGAACTGCAAAACCTGAGTAATTCAGGCCAGCAGGTGGGGGAAATGTTTGCAAGGGTCCTGACATTCCCGACCAAGCTGTTCGGCTTGTTGCGCTCAGAAATTAGCGGCCTATTGCAAAAGCTTAATTTCTTTAAAAATTCGGATGATGATGAAAATAAAGCAGATATGGGTAATCAGCCTCCAACTGCGGCTATTGAATCTGCGGCCCAAGCAACTTCGCTGACCACCAATTATCAGGCAGTTAAATCAGCGAATAGTAGTTCAACGGTTAATAACTCTTCCGTTATGAATAACCAAATAACGATCACAGAGGCCAACGATCCTCACGCGACTGCTCGACTTTTGACGGATCATCTTTCCCAAGAAAAGCAGCGTCAAGAACTTGCCGCCCTCTCTGGTTTTTAAGGAACGAGACTATGTTAATGACATTAGGACTGATGGTGTTTGAACGCCAAACACTCCCCTTCCAGACTCAAAAACAAACCACTAACTATCGCTGGGCTAAAAACTCTCGCGTGGGACTGCGGCCGTCGATGCAGTTTATTGGCTTGGGCGATGAAACCATTACCCTTACAGGCAACTTAATGCCGTCCAGAACAGGGGGGATGCTTTCGTTGCTAGCTTTAAGAACCATGGCCGATGGTGGCTATGCGTGGCCACTTATCGGTGGAAACGGCTGGATTTACGGTATGTATGTGGTCACTGACGTTACTAACACCAATACTGAACTGACCTCGGATGGCACTCCACGGAAGATCAATTTCGAGGTCACTTTAAAACGCATCGATGAGTCTATTTTTTCGATGTATGGCGATCTTAAAACGCAGAGTGAATTGCTTTACAAAGACGCAGCAAACCTAGGGAATAAGGTTGTGGGGTGGTTCTCATGATCAGCCCTTCGCGCATGCGCCCAAACAAAATCACTGCTGATTACAGCATTAAGCTTGAAGGTGATCATCGCACCTCTGACATTAGCGCTCGTGTTAACAGCCTAGAACTGACGCTAAACAGAGGCATGTCGGCAGATAGCCTGATTATTGAATTTGATGATGCAGATGGCCAGCTCGAACTGCCCAAGCGTGGCAGGAAATTGACATTAGAACTTGGCTGGAGCGGGACGGGAAACGCGCTGATTAAACAAGGGGAGTTTATTATTGATGCCGTTATCCATAGTGGAGCTCCGGATAAAATTAAAGTCTCAGGCAACAGTCTCGACTTTCGTAGCTTGACCGACCAAAAGAAGACCGCCAGTTATTCTGATTCAGACACGGACGTAGTAACGCTGGGCGAGATTGTTATCAGCATTGCCAAAAGTAATAACTTAAAACCGGCGGTTTTACCTGAAATAGCCCAAATGAAAGTGGTTCGCGCTCACCAGAAGGAACAGTCGGATCTTAACTTTTTAGGTAACCTGCTAAAGCTTTATGGTGGGGTTGCCATGATAAAACGCGGCTATTTAATCGCGACTATTCCAGGCACCGGCCAGAACGTGTCCGGAATGCCACTCCCCCCGGTACTTATCAATCGCAGCGACGGCGACTCACACTCTTTTTCTGTGAAGGATAGAAATATTTATACTGGGGTAAAAGCTCGCTGGCTGGATGTCAAAGCGGCCCAGCAGAAACAGCTGTTTTTACAGCAAAAAAGTAACACCAAGAATGCGCCTTCAGTTGCTCATCCTGATGCCAAGGCAGCCCAAAGCGATGATGAAAATATCTATTCGCTCACTGCGGGTGCTGGCAGCAAGCCATTTGTGTTAGACCAATTGATGCCAGATCAGCAGACTGCGCTTCAGGTCGCCAAAGGGAAATGGAATGAGTTGCAGCGAGGTACGGTGGAATTCAGCCTCAACCTTGCTGTCGGCCGCGCGGAGATAGATGTTGAATCGCCGGTGCTACTCCAAGGGTTCAAACAGGAGGCGAACGCGATGTCTTGGGTGGTCAGCAAAGTGGTGCACAAAATTGATGAGTCTGGTTTCACTTCCAATCTCAATCTTGAACCTTTGCCCAATGACTCAAATTTCACAATTAGTTATGAATAAAACAAATCAAACTTGCTTTTGCAAGATTCATGTTTCATAATCACTACAACGCTTACCTAAACGCTGGAGGTTTTTATGATGCATTGCCCACTTTGCGGAAAAGTCGCTCATACCCGCTCGAGCCGCTATCTCAGTGAATCTACAAAAGAACGCTATCATCAGTGCCAGAACATTGAATGCAGCTGCACCTTTGCAACTCATGAATCCGTGGCTCGGGTTATCTCCAAGCCGGGTATGAATTTGCAAGCTGGAATGCGCGCAGTCTAA